AGCAACCGACTCTGCGAGACGCTTGTTAAGGGAAACATTCTTCTCAATCTGCTCGTTGAGTTTTGTCTCCATGTCATCAAGTTTTTCTACCATGCTCTCAAGCACATCATATTTGTCTTCAGGAATTGATACATAATGTTCTTCAAAAAGTCCCTTGAGACCGGTCATGAAGGAATCCGTCAATTCCTCCTTCAGACCACCCTCAATGGCAAGTTGATTCTCGGTTACCCACTCTTCAGATACGTACTCAAGATACGAATCAACTCTTTCTTGTAATGATTGCTTAATTTCTTCTACTTCTTCTACCAGTCTTTCTTCGTATGCGACTTCAAGTGCTTCCTTGATTTCACTAACTTTAGACTTAATAGCAGATTCGAAAATTGTCTTTGCTTTCTCTTGGAATTCCTCGGAGAGTTCTTCACCCTGGAGAAGAGCATTAACATCTTCTTCTACACTATATTCTGCAGAAGTTTCCTCTTCAACAGTCTCTTCTTCAGCAACCACTTCTTCTTCAGTAGTCTCTTCAACTACTTCTTCTTCGGTGGTTTCTTCTTCAGCAACAACTTCCTCTTCAGGAAGTTCTTCCTCTTCTTTGACTGCTTTCATTGCTTCAGCAGGCTTAGCACCCTTATTGACAACATCCTTAACTTGCTTAAGGGTGCCGCCAGGGGTCTTCAGTTTTGCTGAATCATCATCAGATTTGTAATTTTCTGGAGTTGGTCCACCAAGATCCTCAACGCCCCCGAGTTGGGAACCATCATTTTCCAATTTTGGCATTGGATCCGCTGCTTTTGCACCAGCATTAACAGCGGTTTTGGATTGCTTAGTGCCTACTTCCATTTCTTGTAAATCTCCACGAGACATTTGAACTCTCCGATTAACCTGTACTTTAATCTATATTTATTTATAAATTAGAGATTTGCTAGAAAATCATTAAAGAGATTTAATTTGTGCTCTTCTAGCTGTCTCTGATCTACTAATGTATTAATTCTTCGCTTTGTTTGCTCTGCAAATTTTTCACGAAGAATACCACCTTCCCATACCCACTCTTTACCTTCCATAATTCCCTGAACAAATGCATCAGGTGCAGATGGATCTGCTACAATATCGGCAGCAGTTGCGAGCATGAAATCTTCACCAACTTCTTGATATCCCTCTTTTGTTGGGCGGAGAGATCCAATACCTCTGGAGGAAACACCGAGACATACACCTTCTTTGAGAAGAGACTCGGCAATTTTACCCATTGGTGTTGATAAAATTTGTGCTTTACCAATAAAATCATTTCCTCTTTGCTCAAGAGAAACAATTTTATGAGAAACTCTGTCCAGATTGATAGTTGGACCATCTGGATGTCCAAGTTCTCCTAAAGCACGACCTTTAGAAATATGCTCATCACTATATCTCTTAACCTCACGCTCCATTACGTTACGGCGATAAACTCTACCGTTACGATTTTTCTGTTCGGTTTGGAGGAACGGTCCTTGTATATATAAAAGTTTTTTACCGTTCTTTTCTTCGGTAATAACTTCTACTTTTTCTATTTCTTCTCTAATTAACTTCATCATGCTACTCCTGTGATTTGAACTTGTTGTGCATATAGAGTTCCGCTACCAGTTGCTGCAATTGCACCAACCTTAAATGAACCTCTTAATTCTGCATAAGATGGGTTAAATGCCGTTGCAATTCCAGAAGAGTCATTATTTACAGTTATTCTTGTGTTGAAATAACCGTTGAAATCTGATGAAGTATCAACTGATGCTACAATTTTATGACTAAAATCATAATAAGCCTGTCCAGTCACAGTTAATGAAACAGCATCACCGACTTCAAATGGTGATCCAGTTCCCTCTGGGAAATCAATAGTAGTTGTACTTCCAGTGGTAATACCAACAACTCTTTGAGAAGAAGCTCTACTTAAACTAATTGTTGCCTCTCCACCTGATGGGATATAGTAATCAGTACTAGTTGCTGTTGGATTAGTTCCAATTGCAACATGTGCTGGAGCACCAACAGCAACGAGTCTTAAAGTATCTGACTGATGAGACACTGCTGAAGACTGTGCATTAGACCCACTAATAGCGAAAGATGTTCCATTACCAACTGGTTGATGTGCCATTATTTCCTATATTAAATCAGTTAATAGTTATTTATTATTTAATCAAATTATGATTCAGATTCTTTATTATTTGCATTATCATCAAAAATTGAGTTGCTAACTGAGGGTCTCATTGCCTCAATTTTCTCAGATGATTTTGTAAATAAAATATCTTTGATTTTATCGCTAATTTGTGATTGAGAAGTATCAGCAGCGATCATATCTAAAAGGTCATCCATTTGTATTAATAATTAAATGTCTGACCTATTTATCAAATTTCAGCAGACCTGAGTTCTTTTGACGATGGTTCTACAATTTGAGCATCTTGCTCAAGATCTGGTTCTTGAATTGGTTCTCCAAGATCACCCATTTCTCCCATACCACCTTCTGGTTCAATTGGTGCATTTGGATCGGGAATAATTCCAGAACTAATTTCCTTTTGAATCAAATCATCTTGCTCAACAATTTCTTGGTCTGTCTGACGTAAAATCTTACGTCTTACATAATCCTGAGAATAATACTTACCAATATATGGTTCTGCAGTTGCTGCAAGATTCAGTCTTTCTGTGAGAAGTTCTGCTTCCTTAAGTTCTGCAAAATGATTGTCATAGAGGAAATCATATTGGATATGATCACTCATTATCTCCCAATCTTCAGGAGTAACAATATTCTTAAGAATAAGTTGAGTCTTGAGCATATCATTGAACATATTTGAGAATCTCTTTCTCAAACGTCCAACAAACTTACTAAATTTAACTTCATCTCTCAGAATTTCTGATGATCTTCCAAGATTAAATCCACCTTCTCCACCAATTCTTGATGATGGAACATTTAAAGAACGATAGAGTTTTTCTTGGAAATATTTAATATCAGTAATTTCTCCGAGATTTTGTCCACCTGGAAGTGTAGAGATTTCAGTTCCTCTACCACCTTCGCGTCTTGGAAGCCAAAAATCTTCCAACATACTCATATATTTTTTATCATCACGAATTTCTCCAGTGTTTGCATCATACACAAGTTTGTTGCGATAACGCATCATAACGTCACGGAGATATTGTTCTGCCTTGACTTTAGGAAGATTACCAACATCGATATAGAAAATTCTACGTTCTGGTGCGCGTGATAATCTATAGATGACCAAAGAGTCTTCAATCATACGGAGTTGATTGAGTGACTTGATTGCTTTGTGGAGATATGATAACGTTGATCCTTTATTTCTATCTACAAGACCTGACGTGCAATATGTAATTGCATCCTTTGCAATTTTTACTCCTGAGTTTCCTCCATTCAATGCTCCAGGATTTCCTGTTGGATACATTGACTTAGGATTGTAGATGAAATATTCTTCTACTTCTGGAAACTCATACTGTACTGGATTATTTCTATTGATATTTGCTATGTTTAACTGATCTTTATCAGTCTTTTTAGTTTGACGTACATAGCGCATTTTCATTGCGTCAATATAACGCAACTCTTTGATTCCTTCGTGAGGTTTTTTGAGATCAATTACTTTGTGATAGTAAAGTCTTCCGTCAATATACCAATTTCTATAAATTTCGTGTGCTTTCTTATCAAAGTCTAAAAGATCAAGAATATACTTAAACTCATTTCTAATTCTTTTCTTAAGACCATCACTAGCATCTAAATTTGACAATTCAATTTCTACTGGAGTATCATTTGTATCCGATACAATAGCTTCATTTACAATATCTTCAATGGCACTATCACACTCTGGGTGAAGTGCCATTTCACGATAACGCTTTATTAGATCAAATTCGGTTCGATATACTCCTTCAATATCTACATATGAACCAAAAAAACCACTTGTTAAGTAGTGATCAACCCCGTCCTCGTTATTTGGAGGAACGGGGGATACTACAGATTGTGGTTTTTTATCATTATCTTCAATAGAAAAACCAAACAGTTTTGCCATAATTTATAAACTAACTTGTCCTCTTAGTATTTATCAACTAATAATTGTGTCAGTTTGGTCAGCAGTTCCACCATTATCTGATGCTTTTCCTGCTACCCAATATTGAACCTGGAACTCAACGGTATATTCCTCAATAGTATCTGAGGTATCGTATGAGAGGTCAATCTGAGAAATATTAGTTGGGAAAATACCATCAAAGTAGTAAGTTCTCAAAGGTCTCAGACCTTCAGAACCACCAGAATCTCCATAAGGACCAGTATTTGCATCTGCAAATTTTTCAGATCCTCTACCAAGTTGGTGAACAACCGCATTACCCATGTATGAGTTGGGATTGGTTGCACCAGTATTATTATCAAGTTTGCTGATTCCGTTCATCCACTGCTCAAAGGAACTTCTGAGTTTGAAGTCTTCATCGTTAATAACGGTTACTGTCCAGGTATCAAAGGTTCTGTCTCCAGCAACCTTCAAAATTCTTCCTCTAAAGGGAACATCAATTGGTGCAATATTTGATGCTGGAAGAGCAGCTGATTTGCAAAGGAATTGGAAAGTTTCATCATCCCAATCTTGAGCAAATGGGAAGCTGGTGAGACTTACTTCAAATAAATTTGGCCTCGCACCGCCACCTGCCAGTTTTGACTTGAAATTGGTGATCGTTCTTAAATTGGCCATTTTGGGTTTCCTCCTGTATTAGTTAGTTAATTAATAAGATCAAACTCTTCCAGTCACTTCTTCAAAACTAACCCCTGTTCTAGTTGCAACAAATGTAAGTGTTACATAGTTAATAGACTTGGTTGGCTTAAGGAAGATATCCGCCCTAAATTCATTATTATCAATAACGTCTGGAGTGTTATTTGATTCATCACAAATAACTCTGAAGTCGTAAAGTCCTCTCTTTGCTTGAACATCGCGCAGATAAGGTTCAATTACATTTGTGAAGTTTGCTCTTGTACCAGCGTCATTGAGTTCAAAGAGTTGAGCTTGTGCAACTCTCTCAAGTGCTTGCTCAACAGTGAGGAACAATCTTCTAACATTGATTCTATCAAATGCTGATGCATAAGATAAACCAGTCTTATCACCAAACAGAAGAACTCCAATACCTGGTTGAGAAACAATAGAATTAACTCTTGCGGTATAAAGGAGATCTCTTTGATCTCTGGTTGGATTGTATGCAAGTTTGATTGCATTGTTAATCAATCCTCTCTGCTGTCCAGCGGGTGAGTACCATGGGAATGCTTGAATATTAGTTCTGGTCATCAGTCCAGCAATATCAGCATTACATGGGATATATCTAAACAGATTATTGAACCTGTCATAGGTATATTTGTATCCACTGTCAAATACAACATATGATGAAGAATTTACGCCACTGAAGAAACGGATAACATTTGTTGTTTGTGTCGTTGAATTGGTGAGATCAACAACATTTCCCCTATGAGGAGAGATAACTGCCATACAATCTTTTCTTCCTTCAGCAATTGAGACAAGTTTGTTTGCCTTTGCTTGTGATTCTGATTCATCAGATAAACCAGGACCATTAATCAGGTAATCAACTCCAATCTCATCTTTATTTGAGAACAAGTCGTAAGCAGTAACTAAATCTCCAAGTGTTGCTAGCATTCCGCCAGAAGCAGAATAATCAACACCACCAGTTAAACTATAGGTTGCATTACCAATAGCACTGAATGTTACTCCTTGCGCATTTTGACCCCAAATACCTGCTCCAGTTGTTACTGCAGTGAAATTAGTTGAGAAACCTGTTGCAACTGGTGAAGTTCCATGGTAGGTATCTTCTGCAGATGATGGGTTATATCCTGCATAAACATACTGTGAGAAGTTTGCAAGATAGTTCTTGTACCAAATCTTCTGAGGAGAATTGATGGATGATACAGCATCTGCTGCCTTAGAGATGCTTACGTGCTTTTCAAGTACGTTTCCTTGAATTCCAGTAATTGATCCAGTGTCATCAATAACAGCAATGTGCATTGCGTCATTCTTACCATTTCTGTCAAGAATGTAATTATTTGATACTGGTTTTGGAGCAATTGACCTCCAATATACTGTGGAATTTGTAAGTCCTAAAGTTTGCTGGTCATACCAATCAACTGCAGTTGTTGCAGTTGCCGTTCCAACACCAGACCCAGAATTATTAGTGAAATTGATTAAATCGCTTTCTTCAATTGAAGAATTTGAATTTCCTTGTGCGTAAGTAATACTTGTTTCAGTTCCAGCAGAAGAAACTCTTGAAACAATCTTTACATCAATGGTGCTATTACCATCTGTTGCATCGGTACTAACGCCAGTGATAATTCCTTTCAGATATCCATCAAAGGTTGATGTAGTTCCAGATCCAGCAATGATTGCGCTTGAAAGTGTAGTTGTAACACCATATCCAACAATAGCACCAAGATTTCCTGGATTTGTTGATGCAATTCCAATAGTTTGATCTGCAAAATCATCAATAAAGCAGACTTTTAAACTATTTGCCCATGAACCAGGGTTCTTTGCAGCATAAGTAAACTCAACAGCACTACCAGAGTGATTGGTGTTGTAGTTGTCAAAATTCTTGATCTTTAAAGAAGTTGTGCTAGCATATCCAGCAGCAGCATTTGCATTATTCAGAGATGTGCCATCAACTCTTGCTACCTTGAGTACGCCACCATATGATAAGAAAGATGCTGCAGACATCCAGTACTCATACTGAGTATCTGTTGAAAGTGGTTTACCAAAAGTGTTGATTAATTGTTGCTCTGTAGTGATGTCGATTGCTTCTTCTACGGGACCAATTGCAAAGGGTCCAGCAATTGCACCAATATTATCGACGATATTATCAGCTCTTCCTACGGTTAAGTCAATTTCCCTAGTAATTACACCGGGAGATAATTGAGGAGTCGCCATGTTTCTCTCCTTTAAGTCTCAGATTCTCTAAAAAATATTTATTAAAAAGTTACTTTTCACAGGGGAAACGTGACGTGAACTACCAATCTGGATATTCCCATCTATCAAAAATCGTGTTTGTCATTCTACTAACAACTATTCTCTTTATAGTACACTCTTTACATTCATATGAAAAAGATGATGCTACTGGACCTCTATCTCTTCTTGTTCTGTAAAAACTGTCTACAAGGTTTTTTATTTCACCACAAACTCTACACTTCCTATCAGTAAGCAATAAATGTCCTAAATTTATTTGCTTATCAATTTCCATCAACGATAATCCCACATATATGACATATCTCCATATTCATCTGTAAACCATCGATCACCTTCACTATCAACAAAACTACTTGTTTCTGTTCCATCAACTATAAATCCAAAAGGAGACATGTCCTGTTCTATCTGATTTTTCTGTTCCTCATATATTCTTTTCCTTACATCTTGATCCGTTAATTCTTTGAAATAGTCTTGTACAACTAACCATGCATAAATGACAAGGCACATTGCTAAGTCATCATTACATCCTTCTTCTGCTTCAAATGAATTATTTTTAGATATAAATGTCGTTAGTTCTGATATTACTTCATAATCATTGAAGATTAATTTATCTTCCTCAATCATGGTTTTTAAGTTAAGAGATCCAACCTTCTTAACTGTTTTTGACATTTTTACTCCAAGTTGAGTCTTTTTGCCAGAAAATCCTTGACCAACAACTTGACCTGCTCTTCCTCTCATTGAACACATGAGAACATTTTGATATTCAAGATCATAGTGAAGTAAAGTTGCTACCTGATCTCCAATATCATTTACTTCACAGAGAATATATGCACCATTATAATTTTTTGCTACTTCATATATGATATTTGGAAATAGCATTGGTTTTATTTCATTATTCCTATACTTTGCCACAATCTTGTGTGGAAAGGATGTTATATCAATAACAACAAATGCAGAGTAATCCTCACTCACTCCTCTAGCAACGTCAACAGTAATGATATAGTCGTGATTATTTTTTACTTCTTCATACACATCCAATCCAGCATTTCTTTTGATTGGATTGTCATAAACAAGTGATCTTAACTTACTTGGAGCAATCAGAGTATCAACAGATCCAAGGAATTCGCACTCAAACTCAACTTTAAACTGTTGCTCTGATGTGTTCTTAATTGTCTGCTCTTTCCATTTCAAATCCCTACCAGGAACTTCAGACCAGTGAACATCTGTAGGAACATATTCATTATTTCCTTTTTCAGCATCATGCCAGTACCTGTAAAAATGGTTCATCCCGTGAGGGGTAGAGACCATAATTACTTTGGTGTTTTTACCAGAAGTAATAGTAGGATAAACAGATGCAAAGAACGAGTCAGCAATGTGATTTGGGACGAACGCGAACTCGTCGAGAAAGAGGATGTTGAATGACATACCTCTGACAGCACTTGCAGACGTAGAAGCTGCCAATATCTTACTGCCATTTTCTAATTCGATAGAACCCTTATTCCATGATATGATACCCTGTTGCATCCACTTAGGCAAATTTTCATAAGCAGTTGCAAGTCTCTGTAACAATTCTCTTGCAGTTGCTGCTTTGTTAGCAAGAATGCCAATATTAACACTATCGTTGTAAATCAAATAATGTAAAAGATATGAAACCACAGTGGTAGATTTGCCAGTCTGACGTGGCATTTTGCAGATATTAAATCTGTTTTCATGGAATCTATTAATCAACCTTTCTTGAAAATCATAAGGTTGAAATTGAGTCAAACCTTCATCAAGAGAAACAATTTTTATGTAATTTTTTGCAAAATAAACTGGGTCTTCTTTACACTTTACAAACTCAAGGACTTGCTCTTGAGTAAACTCAATTGGTGTATTTGCTTTTTTTAGTAATGGATTACCAAGATATA